TCGTTGCGATCTCTCCGGTGATGCACCACCGTCCAGCGTCCGGATTATATGCAATGGCATCTATGTCATCGGAACCTGTCGCGAAGGCATTGGATACCAAGCTACCCCACGATACCCCATAGTCTGTGGACCGTGATAGTTCCCCATTTTCACCGACCGCGATGAACACCCCGTTCCCGTACGCGATAGCATTGATCTGGAGCGTATGACTATTGGAAATGTCCGCCCCGAAAGTTTTTCCTCCGTCTGTCGATCTTGCTATCTCTGCGGTGCTGCTCACCGCAACAAGGACGCCGTTCCCATATGCTAATGCGCGGATATCACCAGCAAAGCTGTTCGTTCCATCAAACCAGATGCGACCCAAGGATGAGAGGGACGCTTCTCCCGCTTCAAAAAACCCAGACACGAACATGTCAGCGACACCGCCGCCAGTACGCATCCTACCCGATACGCGATTCTCCCAGTTCTCACCGTTGTACTCCTCTATCGCAAAGGATACGGGGTCCGTCGGCCCCTGTGCGCCTTGTGGGTCTTTCCCGAAGTAGGCGCGCACGTCACCTGCTACCGGTATCTTGTTCTGCTGACTTCCTACTGCCTTGCGGAAAAAGATGTTGTTGAACACCCACTGTAGCGCCGTGTCCTGCGTCAGATTCAGCGTGTTCGTTCGTCTCATTCTTCCGGACCCCCTCCGAGAAGCTGCCACAAATCTACCGGCGCATCAGTCTCATCGGCGACCAGCGTCCTGTACAACCGTTGCGCCGCGATGCCAGGATATCCGACGGTCTGCATTCCTGCCCCTACAACTCTCATGATAGCATCTCTCTGCTGCTTTTCGGTAGCCTGATCGTTGAACAACGTCTTGACCGCCTGTGTGGTCGTAGTGACCGCCCGCGTCACCGAGAAGCCACGACCCACGAACGGTGACCCCCTGAGTGCTCCCATCACCTCCGGCCCGAGTATCGGGATGGCCTCAAGGAACTGCGAGCTCACGTCAAGCCAGAACTCCTCCGGTTCATCATCGGGATTCGGCAGTCTCTTGCCCCTGAGCATCGCCACGAAAACACCAGAAGCCGCAATGCCGAACACGGTCAGAAGCGCCCTACCAATCTTCCCCCGCGCAACCGACTGCGGAAGGTCTGCGGTGATCATGCCGAATATCTGGTTAAGGGGTGTCGAGAACATGGCGAGTGCTTTGAACATGTTCGACCGATACGCTGCCGGGGAGTCCTTCGCTCCACCGAACGGCTGCGTCCTCAAGGTCGCGTCCTGCGCTGCGAAGGCTGCCTTCGTCCCATCACCCGAGTAGTCCATCTCGGCCTGATACACCGTGTACTCACCGGCTATGGTTATCAGACTGTCCACCCAGCGCAACGGCTTCATACCGGCTTGCGCGAGTCGCCCCATGGCCCCCCTGAGTCCGGGTTTCTCCGACGCCGGGATCTCTGCCAGGGTCGGGTCTATCACCCGCTGCCGGGCCTGCGGGTCGAAGGCGAACACAACATCGCGCATCTCCGCGAACTTGAACGGAAGGCTCATCACAGACAGCATCAGACGGGGTAGTGCAAGGGCGAAGCTCTTCGCGTTTCCCCTGGCAGCGTGCTGCATGTAGAACGGCAGGGAGCTGATGGTGATCAACGGCGACATGAGGTTGAACGACAACGCCCCAAGCGTGAGGTTCTGCCGGGCCTTCGCAAGCGCCTTTTCCATCCCTCCGAGCACAGCGCTTGACGTAGGATTCGCAACCCTGTTGATGTACTCTTTCATCGCCTGGTAGGCGTCGGTCCCGAAGCGCGCGGAGAACGCCGCCTGCATGTCCCTATCGTTCATCACCCGGTGCAGCTTTCTGATATGCGACTGCAACGCCGAGTAGTGCTCCTGCTGCTCAATGGCCTGTAGCGCGACGTGCACCGCGTCCAGCCGGATCGGTGACTGATGCTCAAGCGCGATCGTCTGCCGTGAGTGCCGGAAGCCCTGCCATGCGTAGGTGCGGCCGGCCGACGACCGCGACGCAAGATCGTAGGTGACTTCGGCGTCGTAGGTCGCTTGTGCTACCTGTGACCGGCGCATCGGGAAGTAGTTCTCCACCTGCTGCATCTCGGTGTTCGTGTTCTCTCGCACCGCTTCCTGCAACCGATCGAAGGACTCACCTTTGAACAGTCTCATCAACGCATCGCCCAACTGACGGTACTTCTGGTTGTCGCGTAGGAACGTCTCGATCTTCTTCAGTTCCGCGTCGCTGATCTTGTTCCCGCCGAGTAGCGCTTTCGCGCTGTCCTCGTTCTGCATGGCGATGTAGATCCCGACCGCTTCCTCAACGGTGTAGTTCTCGGTGACCTTCTTGAACAGCTCCCGGTTTGAGTCCGTGCCCAGGATCTCGGTGCGCATCCTCTGCCACTGTTCCACCCGCTCGAACTTGTGCCGGAGCTTATCGTCAGTGAACCGGTTCAGTTCTACGTCGAACATCTGCTGCCACGTCGGCCCCATCCTCTCGGTGATGCGCTTCATGTTCACAAGTTCGAACCACAGTTTCGTAGCAAGCCCTGATTTGTGGGCCTCGCGGAACGCCTGCCCGATGTTCTCCACTTCGGTACTCGTCCCGAGTTCAGCAATGGCCTGTTGCACGGTTGCCATCGTGTCCGCTCTCTGGTCCGCCATCTTCTGCTGATAGGCGATCCGGCCCTCACGCCTGAGATCGGCTATCTGGTCGTGAATCTCAATCAACGCGCCGATGTCCATGTCCCGCAGTGAGCGCTTCCCGATCTGTGCGTCTACCGCTGCCTGTAGCTCGGCGCTGTCTCCAACCTGCTCCCGGAGCGTGTTGAACACTTCCGCGAACCGGCCCCGTCGGTGACTCCGGGTGTCGAGTCCTCGCTGAATCTCGGCGATCTGCTTGGCCTGAACGATGTCCATCGTGGTCGAAGGACGACGCATTATGTACTTGATCATCGCCTCAAGTCGCTGCCGTGCATCGATGTGCGCCCTGATGTCCTGACCTACCCGTCTGGCCTGTAGTCGCGCCTCCTGTACTGCGCTCTTCAGAGCGTCCTGATACGCCTTCCCCTTCTCCGTGGACCGCGCGAGCTTTCCTACCTCGACGGTGAGATCCCGAATCTCCCGCCCGAGCTTCTTGGCTTCTGCGGCTGCTTGCTTCATCGCCACCGCGTGAGCGGTAGCCTGCTGCATGTTCTCGCTTTCCAGCGACGATATCAGCCCCTTCAGGTCGGCCTCGTACTTCTGATCGAGTTCGAGCCGGTGGCGAAGGTTCTCTATCGTGTCCATCGACTCCTTGTACTGCTGTCTCACCGCTTGGAGTTCGCGCTTTCTCTGAAGCAGTTCCCCTACTTCCTGATGCTCCATGAGCGACTGTTCCATCTGCCGCAAGCTGTCCACGTCCTGGACGAGTCCTGAGAGTTCCTGATGCCACGCAACTGGGTCGAAGCGCACCTTGTCCATCACCTTCTTGTACTGCGCCTCGGTGAGCGTCCCTGTGGTCCCGATGTGCTTTGCGATGTTGCCGATGATTCTGTCTGACACCTGATCGGCTACCCGGAGGTAGGCAATCTCCCGAAGGTACGCGGTCATCGACTCGCGGGAGAGTCCTGTCACCCATGCGTCGGCAATCTCCTGCGGGGTCTGTACCATCTGCGCGCCGTCAGCGGTGTGGTAGATCTGCCGGTAGTAGTCTGGGTCTTTGGCCTCAAGCGCCATGGCGACGCTCATCTGTACGAAGTCGTCGACCGGCTGGTCAAGCTTGATGGCTTCTGCTGCCTCTGCCCTGAGTTCCTTCCGTGTGGCGAGTTCATCTTGTACCCACTGTTGGTCGGCATACTCAGCGAGAACCTTGTCGGGCACGAACTTGCCTGACTCTACGGCCTCACGGACGGAGCGCTCGTGGGCGTCCTCAATGCCGGGCTGGAAGAGTACGTCTTCCACCGGTCTCCGGTTCTGTTCAAGAGCCTGATAGGCGGCTCGGTATGCTCCTTCGTATCCTGCCGGGAGTTCCATCGTCGCAAGTACCGCGTCCGCGCTTCCTGCCTCAGCGATGTCCTCTATAGCGTTCAGCGCGAGCTCTCTGGCCTGCTCAGCTCGCATCGTCTTTGCTTCCCGGATGGCGTCAAGAACCGGTTCGATGTCGTACTGCCTGAACGCATCACCGATAACCGTCACCGGTATGGAGGTCTCGCCGATCTGCCGAAGCGCTTCGAGTCGGTGCTGTCCTTCCACCACATTTCCTTCGGTGTCGACGATGAGCCTGTCGACGTACCCGCCTTCTCCCCGCATCTGTTCCGCAAGCCTTGCTACGCGCTGCCGCTCTGCCGGTTGGTCCATCTGGACACCGCCGGTCAGTATGTCTATCGGCGCCATCCGGTTGCCGAGCACCACAGGCGCGTCGAATGTTGCGGCCGCTACCTCGTATGCATCGTCTGGTGACTGACGGATCGGTATCCCTGTCTGGAATAGCGTCTCTCGTCTGTCCCCCTCGTCCCTGGCTACGGCCCGGCGTTCGGCTCGCCGGCGCTCGACGGACCTGTAACCTGATTCGTCGTCAGCCACTCCCGAAGCTGCTCTCTGCGCTTCAATCTCTGCTCGTCGCTGATCGAAGAACGCTCGGGAAGTGTCACGGTCCAGCTCAACCCCTCCCGCGTCCCTGACTCTGACCGAGGAAGGAATCTCGCCACGCTCCGCACGCGCCCCTTCTGCGCCCCGGATTGACTTTGCTCTTGTGAGTCGTTCATCTGCAAGCTCCAAGTTCCCTGTTTCGTCTATGCCGAATGATACACCAACCCCGAAGTTGGCCGTACGCCCGTTGACCTCTACGTCGAGTGTAACCCCTGCAAGAGAATCTTCCAACGCATTCAGTGCATCGAGCACCGCGTTGATGTCGTGCCCCTGCATGATGAACTCATCACCTGACACGTGATACCCGAACGTGTTTTCCCTGTCGGTGACCTCATCGAGCGCCTGGGCGATCCTGCGCAACAGTGCCGTCCCGGCCTCGTGACCGATGTTGTCATTAACCCACTTCAGGCTGTCGGCGTCGATGGAAACCTGAATCGGTAACGGTCCTCCGAAACGCTGTGTGTCCTCCCAATAGGCCCTGCGGTTGGGTATCCCGGTGGCGTCGTTCAACAGAAGCGCCGCGTCCTTCTCCTCGACTGTCATCTCGCTGATGAGCTTCCGCACCGTCTCGGTCTGTGTGAGCGCGACCCCGCTATCGGGTTTGGTGAGAAGGGAGTCAAACACCTGCTGGATGTCCGGCGACACCTGGCCCCGAAGGGTGTCATAGATCTTGGTCAACCAGTCAGCGAACCGCTGGAACACTGTCCGCAGTTCCTCACTCGGGGCCTTCCCGTCCTGTAGGTAGTTCTCGAAGTCGGTTGCGAACTGTTCCTGCTGCTGAACCGTCCACCCGTTCTGGACACCGTAGAACCGTTCGGCGATCTTCGCCTGTTCGGTGGTAAGCTGCCGCTGGAAGATGTGCCCGAGTTCGTGAACCCACGTCGAAAAGTCCGACCGCTCCGTCAGTCCGATGATTGCGCGCCCATCGTCGGCGAACTGCACTGCGCCCCGGATGTTCGGCTGTTCTGCTGTGAGTTCCGTGGCCTGCGTGAACATGCCGGGTTGGAACGTCCGTGCAACATACTCGTCGGTGTTGATCCCGAGTGCTTCCGCCCGGAAGTCGAGTATCAGGGCTGCCCCGTCAACCTCTTGGTCGGTCAACTGTGGCATGGCCTGTCGGATGGTCTGCCGGACTGCTTCGCTCGTTGGGGCCGGTAGTTCTGCCGCCGGCTGGGTGGTTCTCCACTCCTCGCGGGTCATCTGCCACGGCTCGACGGTCTGCGTCGGCGCTCTCTGAGTCTCGGCCTGCTCTACCTCATCCACAAGGGCCATGGCCTCACGGACGGCTGCCTGTGGGTCCGTCTTGGCCTGCTCGACAATCGCTTCCATCCGTTCGGTGAATGCCTGCGGTGGCTGAGTCGGGAATACGTCGGTGTCCCGTGACAGCGCAAGGTCAGCGGCTTGCGCTGCCGGTGTGATCGTCCCTGTTCGCTGGCTCGCCCTGACGTCGGATATCGCCCCCGTCACCGTGCCCGGGATACCGATAACCGCCATGCCCGCGAGAGAGTTGATGAACGTCTGTTCCAAGTCTGCCTGAATCTCGGCCCACGGTACGGCGTACTCGTTGCCCTGCTTCGCTTCCTCCAGCGACACCATGATCTCGCGGAAGAACATCTGCGCGCCCTCCTGCATCAGTTCCTCGCCGATGTTCGACGCGAGATTGCCGAGATACGCCTTTGCCGCCTCCCTGAGAATCCTACCGGGTGCGCCACTGACGGCCACCCGCTTGATGGCGTTACTCGTCAGTCCTTGGATGAGTTGTCTCACTCCAGGGATATTGGCTACCTGCACATTCTCGATGATGGATGAGACTACACCGTAGGACCGCGCCATCGCCGCTTTCAGTTCCACCGGTACGTCAGCAAGCCTCGGGTCCACAAGGTAGTCCGCGAAGGCGTTACCCTGCTCTACCTGCATCGCGTGCCGGAAGCCGCCGAGTATCCGGCCAGCTTTGAAGCTGAGCACCAGCGACGCCGGTACGGTGATGCCTTCCTCTGGCATGACCGTAAACGGCGGGATCTGTCCGCCGAAGATCGCTGCTGTTGCGCCGGCCGACGCCCACACCATGCCCTCCTGAGCTCCGGCCCGGAATACGTCGATCATGAACGGAAGCAGGTTCGCGGCCCTCTTCAACATCACCGCCGGGATGCTGTTGTAGATCTCCTCGGTTGACCCGATGGTGTTCTCAATCTCCGCGAGTCGGTCGATGATCGCCTGTGAGTTGTTCCCGTTCATGACCTCTGAGTACAGAAGCCCACGCTCAACCGTCATCCACCCGATATCCCACTGCTGCCTGAGTTCGGTCAGGAAGGACTGCGGGTCAAGCTCCCGCCCGAATATCTCGTGTGCAATGCTCTCGTAGTTGGAAAGCGTCACCTTCGGGTCAATGCCGTACATCTCCCGTAGGTACAGTGACGTTGCGAGTCGTGCCGTCTCACCTCGTGGGTCGTCGGTGCGCTCGATGAGTTCCCGCATCGCTGCGAGTGCATCCGGGGCTGCCTCAGGTGTCGGTGCCCCGAGTCGGGTAGCGCCCTTCGGCATCTCCACGGCCCCGGTCTCCACCGGAGCCATTTCCGGCGCTTCTGAGAGCTTCATCGCGCCCGGTGGCATCTCGACCGGGGCCGTCTGGACCGGAACCTGCGGAGTCTGTTCGGCCAACGGTGGTGACGGTTCTATCGCTGGGGTAGAGAACCGGTTGACGATCTCTGCCTGGCTCTCTTCGTCATCGTTGGCAAAGAGCTGGGAGAGCGTAAACTGATCGCTCATCGGTTACCCCGCGGGCTGACCCCGTACTTGGCAAGTAGTTCGTCGAAGTCGGCGATGGTCTGGAGCGTGATCACTTGGTCGGGGTCGTTGAAGATGGCAAGGTACGATTCAATGGTCCACACGTCGACACCGCTCGCATCCTCCCTGAGTGCTTCAAGCAACGGGACGTAGGTTCTCCCGAATGCCGCCTTGTCCGGGAGTACCTTGGTCTCGCCTATCGTAATACCCCTCGGTGCTGATTCAGGCGTCACCGGGCCTGTCGGCGCGGCCGGGCGTGCCGGTGGCGCGACGACCGCTTCCGCTGCCCTGAGTGCTGCCGCCCTGTCGTCCACCGACTGTATGTCGGCCCCTGACGGGCCTTCCGGGGTAACCGGCGATCCCGGCGTCGGTCGTGGAGTAGGTGTCGCTGGTGTCCTGCGTGCGTTCAGTTCGTCCGACGCTACCCACATGCCCTGACGATACACCATCCATCGCTCATCGTTCACGTCGGCCGTCATCCCGAGTCGGATGATTCTGCCATCACGCTCGAAGGCTACGATACCTTCGGGAAGCATCACGAGACTGTCCGCTGCCGGGCCCTCCCCGAACTGAGTCCGATAGGCCGCGATGTGCCCCTGTGCAAGTCGTGCCGTCCTGACGTTCGTGTCGAGTATCCGCTTCTCTGCCTCGGTCAGCGGGTCTACTACTTCACTCCGGCCGTTGAGGAATAGCGACCTCAGGGAGTCCTCGCTGAGTGGCGCGCCTTCGATGGTAGCTACTCGGATGGCCGACTGCATCCTCGGCACGTCGATGATGCCGAACGCCTTCCGGTCCTGAAGGTCCTGTAGCGCGTTCTCTTCGGTGGACCGCGTTGCCAGTAGTGCGGCACGGCCCAAGTTACCGAACAGTCCACCTTCCGGTAGCAGACTCTCGATGACCACCTCTTCGAGCTTAACCGCGCGCATCTGCTGCGGGTTCACAAGATTCAACGCCATCGTCCGCATGTTGCGCGTGATCTCATCGGGGCTGTACGGCGTCCCGTCCGGTGCGAAGCGAACCGCGTTCATGTTCTGGTAGATCTGCCCCCGCATCTGCTCAACGTCGGCGTCGGTGATGGTCGCCCTGCGCTCTCTCGCGGCGTCCCTGACTATCGCTTCGATCTGTCCCGCAATGGGGCCTGCCGCCCAATCGCGTACCTCGCTGTACTTCCTGATGTTCTCGAAGTCGGACGGGTTGAAGATGTCATCTCTCACCGCTCGAAGTGCCTTATCGAGGATGATCTGATGATCCGCACCGTTCTTGATCTCTTCCATGAGATCGGACCACAGCGCATTCCGGGAGTTGTCAGCTATCGGACCCTGGCCGTTCGCTTCGATGTCTTGGAACTTCGTCCATCTGTCCTGTAGATGCTCCCAGTTCTCGCGATGCAATCCGCTCGACACCTCTTGCTGCTGGAGCCATTCCAAGCCCTGAGCCCACGATGCATCCCCAGCGGTCATCTTGACTTCGAGTTCGTTCGCTGCCTCGGAGAACTGCCGGTCGATCTCGTTCCTCTGCCGGATGGTCTCCGACCGCTGGTACTCGGCCCGCCGCTGTACCCCGGTCCTGATCTCATCCCACTCCTTGTCCGTGGCGTCCGGCATACTCCGGGGGTCGTACACCCACTCTATCGCCGCTTCTTCCCCAAGCGTCCGCAAGATGTTGTTCGCCATCCCCGTGTACTCGTTGATGGTGATCTGATGAAGCGCCCCCGCCTTCGCGCCGGCGGCGACCTCCGGGTCTCTGATGATGGTGTTGTCGAGTGCCGCCTGAAATAGTCTCTCCACTGCCTCGCGGTCCATGGCGGCTACTGCGTTGGTCACCCGGTTCTGTAGAGTCACCCCGCCCTGCTGCCGCCAGTAGCTCCACATCTCCTCTTTGCCTGCCGCGTCCACTATCCCTGCCTGAAACAGACCCTCGATGATCTGCCGCGCCTGTCCCTGTGAATCGGCGAAGTTCAGATGAAAGGTGTCATCAAGGTTCTTGTACCCACGGACGGTGGTGGCGACCTTCTCAGTCCTCCACGCATAGTCCATGGCTGCTTGCCGGGCCGACTGTGTGATCCCTTCCCACTGTAGGTCGAACTGGTTCTTGACCATGGGATCACCGAGAAACTGTTGCGTAATTCGGTCCCGGATCTTCAGGATCTCGCCCTCGAAGATCTCCTCATAGACGTTTGTCCCGTCCTCTCGGAACTCGAACGGCGTCTGCTCGATCTTCGTCAACGTCTGTCGGTACTCTTCCCTGGCTGCGGTGAGAGCGCTCTGAAACTGCGACGCCCGGCGCTGTTCCTGCGAGAGGCCCCATATCCCCATGCCCTGCTGCACGATCTGGCCGGCGGCTCTGAACAGATCCATCCTGCTGATGTCACTCATGTGCCGCCCCCGAATGCCGTCCAGAATGATCCGCTTGCGTCAAACCCCCACGCCCCTACCTGATGCCCTGTGGCAAAGACGTCCATCGCCAGCGACGCTCCCTGAGCCCCACCCATGAAGATCGCCCGGTTTCGCGACTGGGTGTTGAACTGAGAGTTGAAGTTGTAGTTCAAATCCTGTAGGTAGTTCTGATAGTCCAGGTTGATCCCGGCTATCGCAAAGTCGAAGCTCGTCCGCGCTCCCGCAAGCGCCTGATCCAAGCCAGCGAGCCCGATCTGTTCCCCGGCGTCTATCCGGGTCTGCTGAATGTCGAGTTGAGACGTCCTGAGATCCCGCGCCCATTCTGACTGCCCCATGAACAGGTCAAGCTCTGCCATCCTCACGCGCTGATTCTCGGTCGCCGTTCCCTGCGCCGTACCGCCTCTCATCCCCGATGCAGCGAACGCCAAGTCACCCCGGGTCGCCCGGTTGGACTGGATCACGCCTTCGTCGTACACCCACTCCGCGAACTCGAACTGCTGCTGTACGTCCTCTCGCGCAAGTTCCAGTTCCCGACGCGCGATCATGACATTCAGTTCAAGCTGTGCTCTCTGGAGTCCGTACTGCCCGAGTTCGGTAATCTGCTGGCTGCGGAGGTACTCTTGGAATGAATCAGTAAACTCGCCCGATGCCACGAGTTCGTCGTACTCGCCCTGCTGCGCGTTGTACCAGTCGTCGTAGCTGTCGAACATGAAGACGCTTTCGTTATCATCCGGGCCTTTCGCCTTGTCTCCAAGCGCACTCTTTCCGTCTCCGCCGACCTTGCCCTGAAGTTGTCCGCCTGATATCAGCGTCCCGAGCTGTCCGAGCTGTGTTTCAAGGTCCGCCTGTGCCTTGTCTATGGCAAGCTGTGCGGTCTCCCGCGCTTGGTCGGTGAGCGTCTGACGCTGATCCTTCGCCTTCCGGTTGCGTTCGTCGTAGTCCTGCTGCGCGAACGCCATCCCGATCATCGCAATGGCGAGTCCTATCCAGAACATCTACACGCCCCCTACGTCGACTTCCACGAGTATCTGATAGATCCCCAGCGGTCGCTGGTCCACGGTCGCTATCTCGACTCGCGGCTCTTCATCGGTCGCATGTTCGACGCGGAACTTCCATACCCCGTTCTCAGGAGTGGCGGTAGTGTGCTCTTCCCATGTCCCTCCGTTGACTCTCACCTTAGCCCCGGACGAGTGCTCGACCTGCAAGATCACATACGCAATCCTGGACATTGCACCGATGATCCCGCCGAGCGGCAACGTCCGGATTGTGCCAGTGGCGTAGACCTCTGCCTGATGCGCGAATAGGTACTTCTCGCCCGTGGTCCACCCGAGCAGACTTTGAAGTGCCGTCAGCGTCATCGCGATATCCCCGGATGCGTCGGTAGCGATGTCATCCACGTACCCGGACACCTTCGTCGTAAGGTTGATGTCGTACAGCGACACCAGGGTAAGCGGCGGTAGTTCATCCCCGACAAGACTCGAAGCGTCGATCGTCAGAAACCCGCCACGGTCTCCATAGGCGTCGTTCGCGTAAAACATCGCGTCTTGCCGTCGTGTCCTCGCCCCCGGGTGTGACAGTTCGTCAAGCGGCAGCACCTCGACACTGTACGCCCCGTCTCTCTCCACCGCGACATAGACGTCCTTGTTGTACGTCCACACCCACCCGATGTCCGTGGCGAGCGTCACCCATCCGTCTACCCCAGAAGCCGGCGACGAAAGGTAGGCCCACAGTGTACCGTCGACGTCGAGCGCCAACAGATACCGGTGCGTGCCGAACTCCACCGCCTCCATGTGCACCAAGCGGTTGTTGTCGATCCTGTCCGTCAGTCCAACCGCCTGATAGGTGAACCCCTCACCGGCGTAGTTCACCAGCATGATCTCGGAGATGTCACGGACGGCCAGTGACGGCCCGAAGTAGGTCGCCTCCTCGGTCCCGATCTCGGTGATCCTGCGTACCATGAGGCCGCCAAGCTCTTCGCTGAATACGGGGAAGCCTGAATAGACTTCGTACTCCGCTTCATCGGTGCCCACGTACACGGACTGCCTCGCGGCTATCCACTTCGGCGTCTCTATCCCCGCAAAGTCCGCGATTGCTGTGAGAGGCTTGTTCAGATCCTCGTCGTCCACGAAGTCGAAGAAGTCCTGAACCTCCGACATGTTGATGTGCCCGTTGTCCCGGCGCACCGACAGCAACCGCCCCTGGTGCACCGCCGCGAGGTCGAGGAGCGACAACCGAGAGAGACTCGTCAGTGTCGAGATGTCGATCGAGAATGCGTCGTCATCAGTCCAGAAGTGGATATGCTCTGCCGCCGTCTCCACATCGTAGAATGATCGCGTTGATCCGAGCGGTTTCCCTGCTTCAAGTGACGCGTCGGTGATGCTCTGCGTCACGGTACCCGGAAGCTGCTCGCTCAACCATGCCCGCGGTGAGTCCTGAATGAACCCGAGTCTACGGTTCGTCCCTGATCGGTAGATCGCAAACGAAGGGACTCCGTCCGAGTCATAGAGCCGGTTCGTCGTCGGTGTGATGCCGACCCCGTCCCTGACGTAGACAGACCCTCGCCTTCGTCTCAACCCACCGTCGGGATTCAGTACGAATCCCCCGATGTGCTCAACGGCTCTGGTGCGGATCTCGGTCGTGATCTTCCCCGCAAAGCGCGGCGAGACCTGTCCGAACGAGAAGTCAGTCACCAGAAGCCGCTGCAGCGACATTACGTCCTCCGTGGTTGCGGACGGACCGGGACGAAGTCATCGCCCCACCCGAGTTCGGGCGGCCCGTACCCCGGTGTGGTGATCGCATTCATCTGCTTCGCCCGCGTCACATGCAGAAACACTTCCTCCGTTCTCACCCTCTGAGTCACCTCAGGATTCTTGGTGATGCCCCACACGATCTCAGAGGCCAGCGTGTACCCAAACGCCTTCGCCCACTCCGGCGGGATCAGTGTCTCATACCCCGTGGTGAGAGTGGCGTACCCTGTCCCGTCTCCAACCGTGTCGGTGAGACAGTCTGCGGTGTACACAATCCTCGGGAACGTGCCGTCTGAGTTCGTGAACGGCGCGTAGTCGGTGAACAGGTGCGCGCCCTCGATCTCGTACACCAGTTCAAGCTCGTTGTCACCGTAGATCAACCGTGGCTGTAGCATGTCGGACGGTAAATCATAGGCGTAGTCGAACCCGCTGAAGTGTGTGAGCGCCGTGTCCTCGGTGAGCTCCGCACGCTTCCTTGCCCACGCCCAATCATCCTCTTTGAGAAACTGCCGGAGTGTAGCCGGGAGAACGTCATTGATGAGCGCCGCAACAGACCCGCCCTGATCGAAGCCGGTCAACCGTGGCTCCCCGAGTACGATAAGTGCTCTGTTGGCAAGGTCCAGCGCGGTGAACATCACAGCTCCTTCTGATACTCGCTCGGTCGCTTCTTCTCGCGCCCGATCACGTCATAGGCGAGCCCGTCGCCCGGCATGATCGCTTCCCGTTCCTCCCGGATCGGCTGGAAGTCGGCGGCCATGTTCCCGGTGAGTTCCTGATTGAACTTGTACTGCGTTCCCGCGTACCACCGCTTGCCCTGCCGCCAGCACGTCCGCTCGCAGAGGTACACGTACACCTTGCGCATCTCCGGTCTCGGTTCCTTCGCCATTGTCTCTCCTCATGAACGACGGGGGCCGAAGCCCCCGCCCTGGTCTTAGTGATCCGACAGCCAAGCGTCGAGCGCGCCGGCGCTGAGCGTCTGGACGTTGTACAACGCCCGCACCCATGCCCGCGTATCCGACGGCAGCGCCACCCTCAGGATCTCCAACCCCTTCACGAGGTTCGTCACCGTGATCGTGGTCTGCACAACCGCCGTCGACCCGAAGGTATCCGGCGACCCCGAACTGTCAGCCGCGTCCTGCAATCGAACGACGAGCTGTTTCGCCCCTGCCGATCGCCCCGCCGCCGCAGTCGCAACCATGACGTTCAGGTAGATCGGCCTCCCATCTCCAAGCGCCGACTCCGGCAGTCGCAGCGTGTTCGAGCTCGCAAGCGCCGAGTTTCCGGCGGCCGTGGCGATGGTCTGTGCGTCCGAGAGGACGAGATTGTTGTCAACAAAGCCTTTCATCTTCGCCCTCCTTACGTGACCTGATCTTCAGTGCTGAGGATCTGGTCGACCTGGCGGATCGGATTCTCGTTACGGAACATCATGACCCGGTGCCCGTGGATGTCCACGCGCCCGTAGTCGACGTTCGTCTTGTCCTTCGCCAGGATATCGAAGATGGTCATGACGTCGCTGTTACAGTACAGCGTCACGCCGCGACCCCTGAGTCCGCGCCGCATCTTGTTCATCGCGTAGATGATGTGCCGCGTGATGTCCGTCGGACTTGCGGCCGACGGGTCTGCCACGTTGATGTTGGCGATGCGCATGATCTGCCGAGTGTCACGGACCACGAGACCGAAGTCCCACGCCCACCGGCTTTGGTAGACCTCAAGCCGAGTCGTGAGAGCCGGCTGAATGACCTGCTTGCCGTAGTCGGCGTAGCTGAGCCCCGCCTGACTGCCCGCCGGGTAGATGCCGAAAGCGTCCAGACCCCATCCCACGATGTAGATCGAAGACAGGCTTGCGCCCGTGCCCCCGGCGTCGAGAACCAGCGGAGAAGTCCCCACGGTCCCGAGCCTCGAAGCCAGCCCGGTGATCTCCTCGTCCACCCCGCTGCCGTAGAAGAAGTAGCCCGGCACTGCCTGACTGAACCCCTCGGCGAACGCGATGTCCTCGGTGTAGCGATACGCTTCCGGATTGCCCGAAAGCCCGGCGAGCTTGATGTCGACCTCCGACCAGTCCTCGGTCATCATCAGGATCTCGCGGTCCTGACCCGTGGTGGACTTGCTCGGAGTGACGCCCTGATTCAGGCGCCTGATTGACGGAGTGGGATACGCGACCCGCTTCGTGAACAGGTGCGAAGTCTTGTCGTTCGCCTCTACCCACGGAACGTCACCGATGAAGTCATTGTACTGGTCAATGACCTCGGCGATGTTCGCGATCATCCCACTGGGGTCCATCCGCTGCCGAAGTTCGGCGAGCGTGTGGAGCGTCAGCATGCTGTTGTCGGCCATGCTTACCCCCTATGGTTTACCATTGCGTGTTCGGGTACATGCTCCTGATGCGCTCGCTCTGGCTCTTCCCGCCTGGGTCTGCAGCACCGGCGAAGATCCTGTCCTCTCCGATGGCGTTCCACGCTCGGGCGAATGCTGAGATGAGCGGCGGATACTCCAAGAGTCCCGCTGCTTCCAAGCGCTGCTTCAGTGCAGGCGACCCGATCACTTCGACTGCTCGATGCGCGGTGGCCTTCGTGACCTCGGCGTTCTCTCCGTACTCCCTCACAAGCTCGTCGGCCCACTTCTGCCGCTCTCGCTGCTGGGCTGCCGTGTGGTCGAGCACCATGTTGCGCGCTCTCCCCGATACGTCCCTGTACAGAGTCTCTGCCTGTGCCTTCGGAAGCCCCGCCTTGTAGGCGTGCTCCGCGAATGCCATTGCGTCCTTCTGATCCCACGGCATGTTGTTCGGCCAGTCAACGGGTTTCTTCAGTTCATACCCCGCTGGGCTGTCCGGGCGTCCCGCCGCTTTGTAGAACGCTTCCCGCTCCTCGATAGTCGCTTCTGCTCCGGGGATCTCCGTCAGTCTCGCGGCTCGTCCTCTGAGATCAACCAGGTCTCGCACCGCGTCACCAATGGTGGCGTAGTCCTTGACCGAGTCCCTCAGTGGGGCCGGGACCGAATAGGTCCACTTGGGCAGGTTGTCCTGCGGTGCTGTCTCCGGCGACGCCGGCGCGCTTTCCTTGGACTGAGCCTCAACCTTCGTGACCGGGTCGTCCTTCGGCTGTTCAGGGGCCTTTGCAGGCTCGTCCTGTACCTGGGGGTCCGTTACGATGTCTGTCGCCATGTTCCTATGTCTCCTCCGCCGGGCGATTTCTCGAACCTGTCACGCATCGCGTCCGGTTCGAGCTCGTCTTCCGTCGGTATCACCCTTGGTATCATCAGGAGCGCGTTGGCCATCTCCTGCACGTTGTCTACGTGGTTCTTGCCCATCCTGTCGAGAAGCCACAGGAACGCCTCCCGGAACTCCGGGCGCATCCCCTGCATCGAACCGCCGAACCCGCCCCACATGAGGCCGATGTCAGCGAATACCCTGCGGCCGTGGGCGGTCGAGAACGTCCGTTCGTAGTCGCTCTGAATCGCTGCGATGTCCTTGGCGTTCTCGCTCTTACGCTGGAACAGCATTCTGTCCACCTCCCATCGCCTGACTCAACATCGCGCTGATACCCTCTACCGGACTGCCCTGTTGCGGGGCCGCCGTGAGCTTCCCGTACGCATCCGCGCTCGCTGCCTGCATCTGCATCTCCTGCTGTCTCTGAGCCGCCTGTATCCGGGCCTCACGGATCTGCGCCACGATGTCCTGCTCAAGCAACAGACGCGCTGGCATGCCCTGGGCGAGCGCGATGTCTCGCACGATCTCATCCCAGTCGTACAGGTCAAGTATCTCGGGCTTGAACTGCGCATAGGGTAGCGTGACGTTGAGCGCCTGCATCGTGCCCTGTGTGACGTGAAACTTGCGCTGCGCCTGCGCCAACGGGCCGATGTACTCGATCTTGATGTGACCCGCTGTCTTGCCGTTGTTGATCATCCACTGCCGCAGGATCTCAGGCGGTGGATTGATGCGGCCAGCTTTCATCGCGCCGGCGAACATGCTGCCGATGATGGGGTCAAGGTAGTCGCTTGCTATCCGGCCTATCAGGGTGCCGAGTACTGCCGCCTTCTCTGCCTGCCGCTCCATGACCTCGGTGGCCGTCATCTTCGACATGCCGACTCTCTGGAGCATCAGGAAGAAGTCGACCATGAAGTATTCTTCGATCCGCTGCCGCAACCGCTCCTCACGGTCGAGCGCGAAGGGGAACTCGCCGCCAAGTCCGATGGGGGAGATCACCATATCCGGCCGGGAGTAGTAGTTGTCCCCGCCGGGTCTGGTGTCGACTCGGTTGCGCATCTCCTCGGGTACGTTCTTCGGGGGGTCTGCCGCACGGTGGGCGTAGGTGAGCATGTCCTTCGCCATGCGGTTCATCCGCTGAGTGTCGACCAGTGCGTCGTTTCCAGGTCCGCGACCGTAGACCTCGTCTGAGTTGGTGCTGATGCGTAGTACGTGGTAGGGGAACGTGTCGTACCCGCTCTCTCGGAGTAGCTTCCGGGTCGCCATCTCGATGTAGACCGACGCCCACGGTTTGTCCTTGGCGGCCAGCGACTTCCGGTCCCGATCCTTCCGGGGCTCGACGGCGTGCAGGATCTCTACCCGTTCTGACCGCGCACCCTGGTTGTAGCTCGACTGTACCCTGTCTGAGCAGTTCTCAAGC